AATACAAACTAGCTCAGGTGCATCAGGTTATAATTCTGGAAACCAGTATACTACTGGTATTACTAATCCAGGTGCATCAACTGGAGTGATTAAATTTGCAGTTCCATTCTCTGCACCAAACACATTATATTATGTTTGTGAGAATCATTCAAATATGAATGGAACTATTATCATCTATCCTTCAACATAAACTCTATAAATAAAAAGAAAACTTAAAAATGGCAGCGATAATAACTGATCAACTGAGAATAGTGAATGCGAGTAACTTTGTTGCTGGTGTGCAATCCAGTGCAAATTCATATTATGCTTTTATTGGTTTGCCTAATGCTACAAATTATTTGTCTACTTGGGATTCAGATCCTCCTGCGCCAAAAGATGCTTTTAGTCAATCTGATGATTATTATGATACCATGTTAGCAGTGAAGAGAATTAATTCTGCTGATATAAGTCAAGTTGTTAGAAAGTTAAGATGGCAGTCTGGTGTGACATATGATATGTGGAGAAATGATATCACAAGAGATAACCCATCTCAACCATCTGGTGCGTTTGATATTTACTCTGCAAACTATTATGTTCTTAACTCAGACTTCAGAGTTTATGTCTGCCTATTTAATAATGCCAATCCTGAAAATAATAATCAAGGTGATGGATATATTTGGAAGTATCTTTATACAGTAAGACCAAGTGAAGCTATAAAATTTGATTCAACTGATTATATTCCTGTTCCTGATGATTGGTTTACTAGTGCTACATATACTCCCATGAGAGAGAATGCAGATGCTAGTGGTCAACTTAAAATCTGTACCATTACAAATAGAGGAGTTGGTCTTGGAACTGCTAATATCACATATACTAATGTTCCTATAATGGGAGATGGTCAAGGTGGTAAAGCAACCATTGTAGTTAATAATGATTCAAAAGTTGAGACAGTAACAGTTTCAGATGGTGGATCTGGATATACTTTTGGTAGTGTTGACTTAGCAGCAGGTGGAGTTCCTTTAGGAAGTACAACACCTACATTTAATGTGATTATTCCTCCACCAGGTGGACATGGAAAAGATGTTTACCTAGAATTAGGTGCATTAAATGCTTTAGCATATGCTAGATTTGAAAATGATTCAGAAAACCCAGACTTTGTTACTGGACAACAGTTCTCAAGAGTTGGTATTTTGAAGAATCCTCAAGCAGAGGGATCTGATCAATTATTAATTGCAGAAAAAGCAAGTGCAGTGTATGCATTGAGATTAACAGGTGCTGGTTATAGTTCAGCAGTTTTCAATCCTGATGATTTCATCACTCAAACAGTTGGTATTGGATCTACTGCTGTTGGTAGAGTTATATCATATGATCAAGTTACTGGTGTATTAAAGTATTGGCAAGACAGAACAACTGCTGGATTTACATCTACAGGTCTTGCAGAACCTAATCCACAATTTGGTTTTAGAATGAATAGATTTTCACATCTGATAGAGGCACCTGGTACTTCTACAGGTGGTAGTTATACTATTAATGGTGGTAGTGTAGCTGTTGGAATTGACACTGGATTCCAAGGTGTCTCAACAGTGATAAATAATAAGACATATTTCTTGGGTCAAAATTTTGTCAGTGGTATAGCACAACCAGAAATTAAAAAATATTCTGGTGAAGTAGTATATGTAGATAATAGACCATCTATTACCAGATCCAAATCCCAAAAGGAAGACCTAAAAATAATCTTGCAATTCTAAGAAATCATGCCTCAGGAAACTAATCTAAATGTAGCTCCTTATTTTGATGATTTTGAGTCATCTAGTAATTACTACAAAGTATTATATAAACCTGGATTACCTGTTCAGGCAAGAGAACTTACTACTATGCAATCTGTTCTTCAGAATCAGATTGAAGACATAGGAAATCATTTTTTTAAAGAGGGTGCCAAGGTAATACCTGGTGGATCACAATTTAAAGATCAATTTTTTGGGATACAAGTAGATTCTGAGTTTTTAGGGGTTCCTATAACTTTATATTTGGATCAATTAATAGGTAAAAGGATTGAAGGAGCATCATCAGGTGTAACTGCTACAGTAATTACATATATCACTGATGAAGAATCAGAAAGAGGTAATTGTACATTATACATCGCATATAGAGGAAGTGGAGTTAATAATGATATAAACACATTTTTAGATAATGAAATTTTACAAACAACTGAAGATATAAGTTTCTCCACTACTTTCATAGCAGCTGGAGAAGGATTTGCAAGCACTATATCATCAGGAGCTTCTGTTAAAGGAATGGCATTTAAAATGTCAGCTGGTGTTTATTTCTTAAGAGGATATTTTGTAGATGTTGCAGATGAGGTATTAATATTAGATCAATATAGTAATACATCAAGTCATAGAATAGGATTTAAAATAAGAGAGGATATTATATCAGCAGACATTGATCCATCTCTAGCAGATAATGCTAAAGGTTTTAATAATTTTACAGCACCTGGTGCAGATAGATTAAGAATTACTGCTACTTTAGCAAGGAAGGATATTGATGAACTTAATGATGAAAACTTTGTTCAATTAACAGAAGTTATTAATGGTGCTCTTGAAAAAGATACTGTCAGATCAGAATACAATCATTTAGCAGATGAATTAGCAAAAAGAACATATGATGAATCTGGTAATTATTATTGTAGAGATTTTACAACATCAGTCAGAGAATGTTTAAATGATGGTGTTGGAAATAGAGGACTTTATGATGAAGGACAAATAACAGAACAAGGTAATGAACCAACTGATGATTTAATGGTCTTTAAGGTTTCACCTGGAAAAGCATATGTTAGAGGATATTATGTTGAATTGTTACGTGCTAACAATTTTGATGTTGTTAAACCAAGGTCAGTAAAAACATTAAAAGATCAATCTTTAAACTTTGGTTTTGGTCCTTCATTTGAATTAAACAATGTCACAGGATCACCTACATTAGGATTTAATAATAGCAATACAATAAGTTTGAGAAGTGAAAGAGTTGGATCAGAAAAAAGACCATCTAACACATATACTCAAGTGCCAGCTACAGGTACTAATAGAGTTATAGATGCTGGTCATGTTGGTGCTGCTGGTTCAGAGATAGGTGTTGCTAGATTGTATGATTTTGCTTTAGAAACAGGATCATATAATACTCAGAATGCTGCAACTAATCAATGGGATATATCCTTATGGGATTTACAAATGTATACATCATTTGTTCTTAATGAACCCATATCTCTTTCAATACCAACTCATATTAAAGGTCAATCAAGTGGTGCAACTGCTTTTCTTAGAACTGCAACAAGTAATAGCAATCAATTTACTGCTTATGATGTAAAAGGAACATTCTTTCCAGGTGAAAGATTATCATTTGATGGAAATACTGATAATGATAGATTTACAATTGATATTCACAATTATGAAATATCAGATATAGCATCATTATATGGCAGTGTTGGTGTTGCAACATTTAGTGGAGATTTGATTCCTAAAAAAATCTTAAGTTTTGGATCTGGAACTGTAGGTGCAGCATCATCAAATGCTAATTTTGAAAGTGGTTTTGCAGTAGTAAGTAGTGCTGGTGATACTTTTGCAGGTATTGTTACTACAAATGATTTAATTAGATATAAAAGATCAAATAAAACTTTATCAACAATTAATAGAGTTATTGGTGTTAGTGATACTACTCTAACTGTTACTGGTGTTAACACTGTCACAGGTGTTATTGATGGAGGAGTTGCATTTGGAGAGGATATATCTAATCTAGAATTAGTTGGTACTCAAATACAAAGAACTTTGGGGTCAGGTAATAAGTCAGATAATGAAAGTTTATACAGTGTATTTCCAAAGAAAAATATACAGTTTGCTGATTTAATTAACTCTAATATTGTAATTAGAAGACAATTTGATGTAACTATAACTAATTCTAAAACTAGTTTGGTAAATGCTGATGATAGAGAAGTATTTTTACCTTTTGATGAAGAGAGATATGTTTTAATAGATACCCTTGGAAATACAATTGCAATTGACTCTAGTAAATTAGAATTAACAAATGCTAGTGCAACAGCAAGATTTATAGGATTAAGTGTTGCTAGTGGTAGTGCAAAATTAATTGCTACTCTAAGAAAAAGTAATGTAACATCTAAGACAAAAATTAAAAAAGTATCAGAAAATGTTGATATTATAAGATCTTCTGATTCATCTTCAGGAACTGGTGGTGACACTTTAAATGATGGATTAACTTTTGGTAATTTTGCTTTTGGTACTAGAGTTCAAGATGATATTATATCATTAAATGTTCCTGATGTTGTAAAAATATTTGGTATTTTTGAATCAAATGATGTAAATGATGCTGAATCTCCTAGTTTGAATATGGGATCAATGGATGGTCCTAACTCAAATACTAATGATCTAATTATAGGAGAGAGATTTGTTGGTCAATCAAGTGGAGCAGTTGGTGTATATTTAACTAGAAATAGTGATATTGGTATTGGATTTGTTTACTTAAATAATGCTGTATTTGAACCTAGTGAACTAGTTAAATTTAAAGACTCTAATGTAACTGCTATTGTCACTATAGTTAATGTTGGATCATCTAATATTACTCAAAACTTTACTTTCCAAACAGGTCAAGTAGGAGCATTTTATGGTATATCTAATATTAGTAGAAAACCAGAAGTACCTGCACCATCTAGAAGATTAAAAGTATTCTATTCTAGAGGAACATATGATACAAGTGATACTGGAGATATAACAACTGTTAATTCATATGGTGGATTTGATTATGGTAAAGAGATAAGAAGTGTTAATGGAAATAGATTATCAGATTTAGTAGATGCTAGACCTGTAGTAGCACCATATACTGTAGCAGAGGGAGCTAGATCACCTTTTGAATTTGATGGAAGAAACTTTGATGATAGTGCTAATAGTGGAGCAAGACATAGTTCCAAAAATATTTTAGCATCAGATGAATCAATGTCTGTTGGATTTAATTATTATTTACCTAGAGCAGATAGATTATATATTGATAAAACAGGAAGTTTACAAGTTGTCTATGGAACACCTTCAGATGATCCTAGATTACCTCCTGAGATAAATGGTGCAATGAATATTGCTAATGTTTTTTCACCAGCATATCTTTACAAGGTTACTGATGCAAAAGTAAAATTCATACAATATAAGAGATATCAAATGTCTGATATTTCTAAACTTGAACAAAGAATTAAAAACTTAGAATATTATACATCTCTAAACACTGTTGAATCTGATATATTAAATAAGTTTGTTCCTGATGGTAATGGACTTAACAGATTTAAATCTGGAATTTTTGTAGATAACTTTACAGATTTAAAACCACAAGATACAGCAGCAGGTGTTAGAAATAGCATAGACAAAAAAGAAGGTATATTAAGACCATCTCATTATTCAACTGCTGTCAATATGCAAGTTGGTTCAAATGCTATTCAAGGAATAGGTGAAGATCTTGCAACTGATAGTAGATTTGCATCATTATCAGGAAGTAATGTAAAAAGAACAGGTCAATTAGTTACTCTAGATTATGAAGAAGTTGTATATAAATTCCAACCTTATGCTACCAGAGTAGAGAATGTAACACCTTTCCTTGTCATGTTCTATAGAGGAACAATTGAATTAGAACCAGACACTGATATTTGGATTGATGTAACTAAAATGAAACCCAATGATATCATGATGGAGGGTTCATTTGAGGGTATTGCTGAAGCATTGAATGCTGAAATTACTACTGCTGCTGATGGTTCTAGAATGGGTGTATCTCCTGTTGAATGGAACTCTTGGGAAACAGTTGGTGTTAATATGAATCTTGGTTTATCTAATAATCAACAAACATTCCAAAATTCTACTGGTAATAGTAATAATAGAGCAGTTCAAGGACTATTAGATGGTATCAATGTAGGTAATCAACAAATACTTGATCCTAGTGATTCAGTTGTGAATAATATCACTGCAACTGGTGGTGTGAGTCTACAACAACAGAGAACTGGTTCTCAAAAAACTGTTATTGAACAAATAGATACAGCATCTCTAGGAAGTAGAATTGTGAGTAGAGATATAGTTCACTTTATGAGATCTAGGGATATACAATTTACTGCTAAATCAATGAAACCTTACAATAGAGTATATGGTTTCTTTGATGCTGTGGATGTTACTAAATTCTGTGTTCCTAAATTAATTGAAATTGAAATGTTAAGTGGAACATTTAGTGTCAGTGAAACAGTAACAGGTAGAATGCCTAGTTCTCTTCAAGGACAAGTTAATAATAGAAATGCAAGTCCATTTATAACATTTAGAGTTGCACAACCAAAACATAAATTTGGTCCACATAACAATGCATCTGATGTATATGTTTTAGATCCTTATGAGAAGAGTAATATTCCTGCTAATTACAGTGGATCATCTACTTTACTTAATGTAGATACTTTAAGTTTAGCAAATGATGATACACCTCAGTTTGAGGGTTATGTTGCAACAGGAATGATTCTTAGAGGTGGTAGCTCAGGAGCAAGAGCAAGAGTTACTAATGTTAGATTAATTTCAGATACAAATGGAACATTGATAGGAAGTTTCCATGTTCCAGATTCTGCTTCATCTTCTAACCCAATATTTGAAACAGGAACATCAACATTTAGATTAACAGGAAGTCCAACAAATAGTAGAATTAAAGGAACTTTTGATACTGCTGCTGAAGAAGCATTCTATTCACAAGGTAGTGTTGATGCAACTCAAGAGTCAACTCTCTCTATGAGAAATGCAAAAGTTCTTACAAATAATTTCCAAGAAAATCAAACAATAGGTGGAACATCACAATCAAATACAATTCAAACAGTTAGTGGTTTTGATGTTGTAACTAATGTTACTCAAGAGGTTACTGAAATAACAGAGGTAACAAATGTAACTAATGTAACTCAAGTTACTCAAGTTATTAGAGAACCTTGGGAAAGTAATGATGATGACCCAATAGCACAAACATTTTCTGTTAATGATGAAACTGGTGTTTTTGTCACTAAGTGTGATGTTTATTTCCAAGCAAAAGATGATGAACTTCCTGTTAAGTTTGAAATTCGTACAACACAATTAGGAACTCCAACCACAACAATTCTTCCATATACTGAAACATACTTATTCCCAGATCAGGTTAATATTTCTGAAGATGGTAGTGTGCCAACTACATTCCAATTTAAATCTCCAGTTTACTTAGAACCATTCACTGAATATGCTTTAGTTCTTAAATCTAAGATAACAAATTATAAGGTATGGGTAGCAAGATTAGGTGAAGCAGATGTTAGAACTTTAGGTAGTGAAGCTGGTCAAGTTTTAGTTTCTAAACAACCAACATTAGGATCATTATTCAAATCACAAAACTCCTCTGTATGGACGCCAAGTCAGTATGAAGATTTAAAATATGATTTGTTTAGAGCAGATTTTGTAACAAATGGCTCTGTATCATTCTATAATCCAAAACTACCAGAAAAATTAGAAGATTTACCTGATAAAGGAATCACATTTAAACCTAATAAAGTGAGAGTTGGTTTAGGTGTTACATATGCTCAAACTGGAACTTTACCTAGTGCTGCTGGTGTAACTCTTGAAGCACTCAAAGTAGGTAATACTGTATATCAATCAAATGCAAATACAGTTAATGTTGAAACTGATCCACATGGAACTTTAGTTGGATTTGCTGGATCACTTGCTATTATTGGTGGAACTAATACTGGTGCTGGTCAAACTGGATTAACAGTAACTAACACTGGTATTGGATATACACCATTAGGAAGTTCAGTTCCTGGTGCAAGTGCATCATATGCAGACTTTGTTAACATACCACTTACCACTGTAACTGGATTAGGTCAAAATGCAAGAGGAAATGCCACTGTTGAAAATGGACAAATAACAAGACTTGCAATTACTTCTGGAGGTAAAGGGTATACTGTTGGTGATGTTCTAACAGCAACACTTGGTGATGGTGCTGGTGAAGGATTCAGAGCCACTGTAGGTGCAGATAATTTACATTCATTTAATGAATTAGTATTAACAGATGTTCAAGGTGATTTTGATACTTCTGCCTCTGCTAAATCTTTAAGATATGTTGATAGTACTCTTGGAATAGGAACAGTTATTAATCATGCTGGTGGTGCTCCCATAGAAGTTAAACCAACATCCACAACTGTCTCTGATGGTGATGATGGTCTCCACATGAGAATTAGAATGAAGAACCATGGAATGTATAATTCCATCAATAAAGTTCTAATAAAAGATGTTGAAAGTGATTTATCTCCTTCTACTATAACTCAAAATTACAGTAGAACATCAACTGCTAATTTAGGTGTTGCAGTAGGATCAGGATATACTACATTTGAGGGATTAACTGTAGGTGCAGCACAAACTGGATATATTAGAATTGAAGATGAGGTTCTTGGATATACTGGTGTTAGTGGTAATACTTTAACTGGTATCACTAGAGGAATAGATGGCACACCTCAAGAATCACATGAAACTGGAGACAGAGCATTTAAATATGAGTTTGGTGGAATATCTCTAAGAAGAATTAATAAAACTCATGATTTACAAGATGTAACTATTGCTAATGATCCACTAGGTGTAGACTTCTATCACATAAAGATTGATACTGC